AGGAGGGGTGACCGGAAAGCCTTAAGTGTACTCGAAGGAGAAGCTGACATGGCGTTGGCTGTCAAGATCGTGTACTGGTGAGAAGAGTTACTGTTCACCGAGGCGTCCTTTTGGTAATAGGTAGTAAATCGCTGCTGGCGGATCGACTTTTCGATATTTCCATTCTGCAGAGCAAAAGGCATTCTGCGCGACTGCTTACTAGCAGCGTGAAAATGCGATTCCTCAGGAGTGAGGAAGACCTCAGGAGCATGTGTTTTGCTGGCTACGCGGTCAGCCGCAAATTGGGGTCTTGCGACCTTAGCTGCGGCGGAGTTCATAGCTTGAGCACCCCTTGGATTCGTAACAGTACGATCCTCGACACGCTTGAGATCTTTTGCGATCTTACTTACTTCTTTCTGTCTTTTGTTAGGCATCTTTCTTATTAGTTTTAAGCCAGGTCCACCATCTGGCTCACATGGAACACATAGCGGACTGTGGAGTTCTACCGGAATATAACCTATCTCCTTAAGGAGATCTAAAATATCTTCATACTCCGGGCAATGTCTGATTTCATACTTAAATTGTGCGAAGTTTTCTGCTCTGAATTTACCTCCAACGAACTTAAAAGTGGCTTTTGGAAAAGACAATAGAGGGGCAACTCCTTCACCGGTAAACCGATGGCTACAAAACTCTACATGAAATTTATTATTTACGAGTTTAGTCTCCTTCGTATCAGTGATTCTGAAACCATACTTGGCGTAGTCACGCTTGGTACCGTCCTCAAAACAGTCATCACCCATAGCACCTGCTATAGGCTGGCAGTTAGGATCGGTCTCATAGGCCGTAACTAAGCTTAAGAAAACACGGAGAATTGAATTGAGGAAACTAGTCAAGAATAAACCTGACTTCATAACCCCAATATCATCTCCCATCCACACCTCACCGTCTGAATTAACAAAGACGAACTTTACAACAACGTGAAAGTAATTCTTCCAGAAGAGGTGCAGCCACTTGGGTGACTTTCTCTTACAAAATTGGAAACCTCCAAGGTGGAAGAGAAATTTTCTCAAAGAGAAATCCCATCCACTAACGTCGTTGGAAACCAAAATTCCGAATTCAACCAGGAGACTACGCAGGGACTCATCCATATCGTTGATCATCTCATCGGTAAAACCAATCCCTGGTTTATTGGGATTGGTCTTCCACTGGGAATTGTAGAATTTTGTCGTTTCAAACATTACAACTCTCTCCATAAGCTGGAAGACCACACTACCACCAAAGATAATACGGTAACGCTCTTGGTCTACCTTCTCTTGGGGATGTGGTTCTTGCTTCACGTGCAACTTAGGCAAAGGCACCAAGCCTTGCTTCAAAAGCTCCACTGTTGAGAGTTTTGTGAGATCTTCATCCATAAATCTATTGAGCAACGCGAGGGTTGAACTAGCAAGTAGTTCCGCGTGGTTCTTCAACAAGTCTGCATTGTTGTCGGCAAATTGGTTCATAGGAACACCGGGACTAGCAGTGGGCTTGAGGTAAGTCATTTGTTGGATGATTTTAGCTTTCCGCTGGGTTTGCGTGGCTAAAGGGACAAACATGAAATTTGGATAAAGATCCATCATTCTGTCCAATGCTCTAGCAACGGCACCTCGGGGGAAGCTTTCCGCTACCACCTGTCTACCAAGTTGGAAACGAATTGACTTCATTTCAGCCTGGCATCCCCTCATGGGGTTCGAGAAGTTGGCTACAAGTTTGGCCATCGGGTTATCTCCTTTGTATTCCTTAATCCTCGCCTGAAACTCGCTGAGTTTAGGCTTTGACGGAGATTGGAACATCTCAGAAATATATTTAATTTCTCCGATTTTGACTATCTCGAATTCAGTGGGTGATTGCTCCGGTTCAGCTATAACCTGGAGGGGTCTGTTTATATACTCAATAGAGTCAGACAACCTCCAAGCTATGGGTGTAACCAAAGCAGATTCACTATTAAATCCATTTCCATACGCACTGGGGTCATAGAGGTCTGAGCTACTTTCATCATCATCGTAGCTGATGTCTCCATCAAACTCCGGGATGTATTCCTCAGCTTTCTCGATTTGGTTCAAAATGTTGCGGGGGATGAAGAGACCATCTTCATATTCCAAGTAGTCTTGGAAATCCTCCTTCACCAACCAAGCCTCGCTGGGCTCTGACGTTTCGGACACAAAGCCTTCCCTAATGTTCACTTCGGGGAGGTTAAGTATTCCTACTATGACTACAGCTTTATTCCATTCCTCGTCCTTCCAACCGCCATGGTGGACTCCAAAGAAGAAGTCGCGACCAGCACGGCGAATAAAGACGCCAGCACCGGAGGCACCTCCAACAGTGTATGCATTATGCTTAATGATACACGTATTGTCGATGCGACGATACTCGCCACTAGCACTGAACCAGGAATAGGTGAAATAACTCATGTTAATTCGACCATTGGACTCAGCGTGTGACGCTAGATCTGCGGGCTTCACACCTAAGTATGAAGGACATTTCAGGGGAACCTCAACAACTATCAGATCGTATTGGTCACTCCTATTGAGGAGAACAACTTTACAATCAGCAAGTGAGTAGGCACGAACCACATTGGGCTTTGTGCTACTGTTGTCTTGGTCAGGTCCAGCCAACTTCAACTCGGAGAGCTCTCTGTTTGCATACTGGTGTGCAGTGAAAGCCGCAAAGAATCTTGTGACATTGGAAAATTTACGTTTGAAAATTGTGGCACAGCCATTTGCCGTATTGTTTACCAGCAAATTGACCACACCGGGTAAATTGGGGGGTGACTCAAAGAAGGGCTCAGAAGTCGGAACCTCCTTCTGGTACGGAGCAGTACGCTCAGTCCCAGTAGGAATGATCAGGTTGATCACTTCTTCCGCTCCGCTCTTGGGGCTAACCATTCTCACCAAGGTGAATATGGTTGCAGAGAGCAAAGCTGTGCTAATACCTGTCGGATGTGCATCGCAGAGTCGGAAAGCCGCGCTGAGCGCGTGTTGGGAACTTTGCCATAGGTAATCAAATATATGGTCAATTCCGTAAACACTCGCAACAATGCCGATGCAGAGCCAGAGTAAAAGTAATACGGGTATCCCGGATGTGAAGCCAAGCCTTGAGAGCAGTACATGTGATTCGTACACTGTAACTGAGTACAGTAAAAGAACGAAGAACCTCCATACGACGGTTGTGATGTCAGGGAACATTTGGTTGCCAATATGCAATATATAGTCCAAAAGTCCAATGTAAGCATCAGCGATTGCGCACTTAAGTTTACTTGGTCCAATGCTCTCTCCTGATAATCCTGGAGACGTCTCTGTGGAACATCCCTCCAGACAGGATCGAAGCTCAGAGCTACAGGTAACTGCTGGTCTTCGATAAGCTTGCCTACAATCATAGAAAGTGTCGGTGCAAAATTGCTGACACTCCAGTACACTGTAAACTGGATCTCTCCAATGTTCAACATCAGGAGATATCCTGGTGAAATTGGAGCAATCGGATTGCCACTGCTCGAAGATATGACGGTTACCATACCCGTTGAGAAGCGCAACGCCGGCGAAAAGGAATACACTAAAGACAAATTTGAGGACATGATGTCTCATTAACAATAGTATATCTTTGGATTTACA